TCAAGCCCTCAACCCCGCGCCGGCACTGGAACTGCTCTAGCCTTACTAGCTTTGAAAAATCGCCCTCCGCAACTTGAGCGCCATCGTACACACGTCCAAATACAGCAGGCTCAGCGAATCTGTCACAAGATACATTTTGAAATAGATTATTCCCTCCAGCGCCGCCACTTGCAGCAGCGTCCATTACATCATAGTGCAAGCCCCTACCAAGATTCGTATCAGTCACCCCGTAAAGCTCAATATTCCACCAAATCGAACCCCATGCACGGTTTATATACAGCGCTACCGAAGTGGCAAGCTCATTAGAGTTAATTATAAGTAGATTTGATAGTAGCGATTTTTGAGCTGTCGCAGTTTGATCTATTAGCTTTCCATTAATATCGCCAACGATATTCATATTTGTCAGGGAAACTGTCCGAGACAACGTAGTACTTACCCCTAAGTAGATTCCTGTTCCTACCGATGTCGTGCAGTTTAATGTCGTTCCGCGCATCTCGTTTGGGTAAAGCGCCCTAGCACATTTACCAGCGCCATCTATCCATATTTGCCCATCAGCATTAGATACTTGGCTGAACTCTGGATTATTAATAGCGTCATAGTAAAAATACAGCTCAGAGAAATCATACTCCCCCGAATTATAAGCAGTAACTAGAACACCGCTATTATTAGAGATGTAATTGATACACTCTTGAATAGCAGGGGTGTTTACTGTGTCAGCTGCTCCTGGATACGCTCCAGCCTGCGCTATATCTAATTTTCCATCTATTATTTGATTAATCCATGTACCAGTTAAAGTTGTTCTTTCTGGGTTTATTAAATGCCAGTCGGGGTCTACATCTACAATCACGCCTGATCCGCCGCCTATTAACTCTCCAGGTACTCGCTCACTCCACGTAACAAACGATCCGACATCATCAGAGCCATCTAGTGCGTCTGATAAATTGTCATATTTGCCAGTAGTCACTCCTAATGGCTGGTATAAAGTATCAGCTACATCTTTTGTTAATCCTTGAATAGCAAAAAACTTATTCTCGTCATCTGCAACCCATGTCCCGCTAGTTGTGAATGGTAAAGAGCTGGGTAGTGGTGCATAAATAATACCTGACTCGTCAATTGTCTTTGTTCGCTCATTAGCAGCAAACGATATGCCACCAGCGTAAACAATAGGCACATCATAGCCGAGCTTTTTAAGCCTACCCTCTAAAGTATCTATTAGGGTAAATTCTCTATTGGTGGTTGTGTCTGCTGTATAATCAACCATAGAAACTTGTTCTATAGTAGTTACATCTAATGAAGCATCTATTAATTGTTGTACTGTTACTGAATCAGCCATTAGCTAAAGCCCTCGTCAAAACCGTCTGAGAATGCAGATAAATTAACACCGTCACCAGCATAATAACCCACATCATAATTTATTGCTTTTATACCCGCTTGAAGCTTTTCAGATATGTCTATTTCTTGAGTAAGCCAAAGCTGTGATAAATGCTTGGAATCTGTTCCAAAGCTGAATTCTGTACGCCTTGAGTCAATCCCCGTCATTATTGTCATAGATGGAACTGATCCCATTACAACCTGATTTGACTCCGGCCCAGCTGTAACAATCACAGATTCTGTCGCCCCATCACTGCTCTTGAGCATTACAGAGTGAATATCTACACCGTCAAAAACAACATCTTGACTCAATGTAAGTATCAACCCGTCTTGCGCCAATACTTCGCCGTCCTCAGTATAAACCCTCGTACCCTTAACAACAGCTATCACGTCCATAGGGATCACATACCGCCCCTCTGCCGTTGATGAAAATTCAAGATTAACCTTGGCAAGCTCTATTTTATTAAACTCTCTTGATGCTCTTATAGTGGCTTGGTTTAAGTTTCTTATCCCTGGAATATTCATCTGCTTAGGATTTACAGCCGATTTATCAGATGGCAAATAGAGCGTTTCTGTTGTGTTTGTTTCAGGGTCTACATAGTTAAACTCTAGTCCATCATTCAACTCTGATTTATTAAAGTTCCGGCTATAACGCTCAGTGCCTGGAATCTTGCTTCTATGAGTAAACAGCAGAGAAGGGGCTACAACTGGCTTTTCAAATATAGCCTTGATAACTGACCCCTCTCTATAAGCGATGCAGTTAATAGCGTTAAATAGCTGTTGCGCGTAATCTTGAAAGCTTATTTCTGTTGAATCGTAAGTATAAGAGAATTGATTTTGATCGCTAGTGCCAAAATAGTTAACAATGTCATCATTAACAGCCAGCAAGCCATCTGCATCAATTTCATCTAGTGATCGATTACCAATTATAGGATCAATAGAATCTTTGATAAATGACTGTACCGCCACTGTATTAGGCGTTAATGTAGCGTTAAACACTCCGCCACTCTCATACACATTAAGCATTTCTGTTGCTATACAGTTAAGCTGACGCTCTTTTACAGCAGTTGCAAATGGTGTTGCCTGCGTTCTGGTCTGGATAGTTGTTACATCACCGAAGTCGTGACCGGGTTCCAAATCTACAATCGCATAACAATCCGCCCATTTAATCTCATCAACTACGCTTACGCCCTCTGTTAAATCTCTTGGTGTTGTTCTTGCGCCTCTTACCCTGAACTTTCTAGCAGATGCGAAGGTATGCTCTGTTGTTTTACCTCTAAGCTTTTGCGTATTGCCCTGTATAGAATCAGTTAGCAGGGTTACAGCCCCGATAGGCGTGTCGGTATCGTCCACCTCTTGAACTTCGAATTTATATTCAACAGTTCTTAATCCTAAATCAGCAAGGCCAGAATCAATATACATTCCGTTTGGTGCGGTAACATTAATTATCAATGAATTAGATTTTTCTCTTGTGAAATATGCCCAATCGGTAAACTCTTGCACGTTTCCAGATGATACGCTTTGTGCCTGTATATTTGTCGGAGTTCCTGTAGCTGGAGTGGATGGGAGGCTGTGAGTAGTAACATGATCTAGCGTCAAATAAAAGATATGGCCTAGAACTGGCTGATTTATATAATAGCGGCCAGTTATTTTATACGTTCCACTTAAGTTAACTGCTCCAAGCTCTATATCTTCTAATACCGCATCTGTTCCGATAGCATAAGAAGAATCCCACTCAGGAGCATCAAAACTAGCACTAATTGACTGAGTTATTGAAAATGTTGTCGGGCTTTCATTTCTTATAGCAAATTGATCTTGCTCTACTTTTGCATCGTAGAAGTCAGGGATTAGGGTTAGGCCGTTTATTTGGTTTAGTCGATACGGCGTTACCACGTTTCGCGGTATTACGTCGCCAATCTGAATATCTGAGCTTGAATTATTTGGGTTGTTGCCAGGGTAATAAATTCCAGCACTTGCACCATTGATCAATTCTAAAGGGGTATCGCCGTCTCTGACCTTTTCAACCTGGTACTGTTTGCGACCTACACAATAGTAGCCGTGTTCCTGCTCTATATTAGCGTCATAAGTTGAATATGTAGGCATTGCTATATCTGGTATAGATAAAACCTCTCCTTTTATATCGGGAACCCTCTGAAGTGGTCTAGGTTCATTTGATCGAGAGCCTAGTCTATTGTTTGGGCTTTCCTGCTGTCTGTTTACATTCTGAGGTAGCACAGGCTTTGGGGTTAACGCAATCACAGCAACGGCAACAACAAGAGCAAATACTAGATAGCCAGCGGTAGTAGGGTCGGCTGGCGTGTTTATTATTTTATATTCGCCATCTTCAAGAGCTGCTATATCTTCTGCCGTGATAGGTATTGACTTGTTATCGTGATCAAGAACACAGAAAGCCTGACCTTTTTCCATATGATCAAGCAGCCATTGCCCTACACTTTCACACTCGTATACAGTGTGTTCGTGTGTATCTATAGCGCCTTGTAGGTAATGCTTTACAGTTGCCAATATTCTATCTCTTTAAATCCAAGCGAGGCCTGCTTAAGTGACTGATAAACCGACCCGCAATTATACTTACTCGCATGCAGCACCTTATTTTTATACATGATACCACAATGGTAATTTTCAGATATGCGCGTTTTATTTTTGAATATAACAACTGTAAAATCTTTTGGCTTTTCTGCTTTAGTGAATCCATGCCTGCCTTCTGCAAATGCCAGAGCAAATGACGCACCAATCTCTCGCAATGATTGCGCCTTAAAATCTATCAATTCTGTTTTTAGTTCATCCTTATAAACAAGCGCAACAAGCGACCAGCAATTGCAGAAACCATCTGCATTATGCAAATCATAAGGTATGCCAAGATATCTAACTATATTCACGACAAAGCCCGTAACATAGGCCATGTATCATAATCATAGATAATGCCCGTTTTATTCCAGTTAAGCTGTGGCGCTCCTGCCGTGATTGTGAATACACCTTTTTCTTGATTGACTCCTACAACCTGCAAATTAACAGGCCCCATTGCAGGCTCTGTAAGGTCGCTTGCTAGATAAGCTCGATACTTAACAGATATATCCTCGCTATCGCTAAATGGTATTCTGCCCATCTCATCATCCAGCACGTTATCAAGATCGGGGATAGTAAAGCTGTAATTCTGATCAAGGTCTGATTTAGTAGAGTTTCTGGTTATCTCAATATTAGTGCCTGTGAAATCAACTGTAGCCGCCGTTTCAAGAGTAGCCGTGATCCCTAATGGCTCAATGGTCAAGTAATAGGTTTGAGAGAATAAAGAGTGTGATATCTCTATTGCCTCAATCATATAATCACCGCTTGGATAGGTTACAAGCAGCTCTCTTAAGTCATCTTCTATGCTCATGGCAAGTCATCCAAGGCAAGTATTTCAAGCTGGTTAAGCAAGGCCTCTGTATCGTTGCCATAGATATCATACAAATCTGATAAGCTGCCGTTAAACGGGTTTTCTTGAAAGGGTGTAGTCTCAGCAATAACCGTAAAAGATATAGCCCAGATAGGCGCGCGGCTACCATCAAAATCAACTGAAGAAGTATCGATTCTTACATTGTGCTCTTCAATCCCATTGCCCGAGTCAAGGTTCATCGTGAACGCATCGGCACCCGAATTGATTTTACCAAAGTAGAAATCCTGAAAAACCTGCATCCTTAAAGGGTCACAAACTAAATTGATGTTGAATGGTACAGGCCCCGTCCTATAATCCAGCATCGATAGAGGCGCGCCGCCCTGCACTTGCTGAGAGATTACATTGTTAGGAGCGTTAAACCCGTAACCCTGACTTACAGATGGTTTTAAATACTGTGGAAAGCTAGCCATTAACGCCGCCTCTGTGCAATTCTTGTTGCATCTATGCCCTTGTTAAACTGGCTGTTAGGGTTGTGTATTTCTCTGTTTAGTGTCTCTCGAACAATAACAACAACCCTGCCATCGTCCATAGTGTCAGCAGTAGCAACAGTATTAGGGGCGTTATTGTTAATAATAACAGTAGGCGCATTGTTACCATTCATCATAGCCGAAGTTTCATTAGTATTTGATATTCTACCGCCTGAATTGAACCTTACAAGCTCGGGGCCTTTTTCGCCAACTAATAAATCTTGACCTCTGCCAAACTGGCCGCCTTGCTGTCTTGCGCTTGGGGGGCTTTGACCTACTATAGCTGCTATCTGCACACCGCCAGCAACAGCCACGGCACCAGCCAAAGCAGGCCCGAGTATAGGCCCAAACGATAAAGCCTCTGTGATACCCTCTGCAATGTTAATGCCAGCGTTAGCTAATGCGGCTGCTTGACCGATTCTGAATAGCTCGGAGTTGCTAGAGGCCATAAGGGTCGAGATGTTGCCAAGGCCGCCCTTAATAGCATCCTCTCGACTTGATAAATATACGTTTTCTGCTTCTAGCTCGCCATCTTCAAACTCTCTTTGAAGTCTGCGCCTGCGCTCTAGGCTTTCTTTTTCTAAGTCCTCTATCTTTTGTAGATTACCCTCTTTACTCTGGAATGATCCACCGGTTATAGATATCTTCCCAGCCTGCTCAGCATCTGCCAGCTTCCTAGCTTCTTCTTGAAGCTCTTTAAGTTTTGCTGTTGCCTCTTCTGCCTCGCCTTTAATCTTTTTCAGCCTGGTGCGCTTACCGGCTTTCATTCTGCCGCCGCCACGCTTGCCTAAGTCTTGACCTTCTAGGACTGCTATCTCTTCATTGAGGCCAGCCAGCCTATCTTCTACAGCCTTAATACTGCTTAGGTTTGCTGTATCAATGAAAGTATTAAAGAAGTCTACAAGGGTTTGGGTCGCTGCCGGTACACCTTCAATAACCGAGTTAAAGAAGCTGTTTAATGTTGGCGCCAGGGTAGCAGATATTACACTGGCAGCATTAGCGCCTGATTGCTGTAGTAGATCGAACGTGCCTGATAGCTCTTTAAGGGCCTGCGCTTGATTTGACGTGATTGCAAGCTGGTCGTTTACCCGGGCATAGTTACCGGCTAAGCGGTTAAGCTCTGCGCTTTCATTTGCTAGTAGTGGTATAAGGTTTGTGGTATCGGAGGCTATCGACTCAAGGAAAAAGCTTTGTTCTTCAAGGCTTACGTTTGCCTCATCCATTGCAGACTTAACACGGCCTAATACTTCAGGCCCTGATAGCCCTTGAAGCTCTTGAGCAGTAAGGTTTACAAGTGGCGCAACATCTTTGAAGAAGTCAGCAAAGCCGCCACCGCCTGTAGAAATGAACTCGCCTAGTTTCTCAAGTGTATCTTTGGAAATATCACCAAGCTTTTCAGCTGATATACCTACCTGATCTGTAGCGAATGCCACAGCTTTAAAATCTTTAACAGATGAGTTAGCAAGTGTGGCAAGGGTAGACCATTCTTTTTCAGCCTCTGCCGACTTGATAGCCAGCGCACCCATTGCAGTTGCTGCCGTGCCGATAACAGCGCCAGCCTTTAGAGCAAAGCCGCCTAGTTTTTTGGCAGCCTTGCCAAGGTCAACGACTTCCTTTTCTGCCTCGTTGGCTTCCCTGCCAAATTTATCGAGGTCTCGGGTAGCCTTAGTGACGCCTTTGGTCTCGACCTTCGCTACTAGCTTTGCAGAATCAACCATCTAAACACTAGCCTCAAATATTTGGTCTATACGAGTTATCACCCTTACCTCGAAAGCGTTTAGCCTGCACCGCATTAAGTCCGAGTAATGATGTAGTTCAGTGTAACTTATTTTCTCACCCGCTGATTGCTTAACAGAGTAAAAATGGTCTAGCAGGTAAAGCGTTGAATCATGCGGCTGTGTATAATCCAACTCTGGCACCTTTACCCTTTTAGCTGCTGCTTTTAAGTGGTCAAGTTTTGTGCTCCCGTCCTCTAATCGTTTGAGTAGCGGAAAGTACTCTTGACAATAGCTAATCAGCGTATTTACTTTTTTTGTTTAGCAGCCCAGTTGCTTAAGTCGTCAGCAAAAACTTCCACCTGCTTTCTTACCGACTTATTCTTTAGCATTAGATTGCGCGCGTTTTCTTGAGTGCACTCATCATCAAACGACCAGCTTTTGATTGTGCACGCTAGAAAGTAACAGCCCTTTATCTTTTCAAGTGCTGGAGCTTCCATCTCATCAAGGGCTAGTACATCTCTATTTGCCTGCACTGCGTTATCTGCAAATGAATCTGAATCAACACCGATTAGCATTAAATGCTGCCCCATGTCTTTTCCTTCGAGGTCTGCAAGCTTTAGCTTTTGCGGCTTTTCGTGTAAGTCCACTGTAAACAATTCACTGATATTCATAGGTTTGCTCTCCTAATTAATTGACTTAGCTATTTTAACCCACTAAGATTCGTTTACAACTTCCGCTAAAGGAACTAGAGCAATGAAAGATACAAAACGCCTTATATCAAAAACACA